CGCTCCTACAGCGTTCGCGAGCGGCAAACGGATGGCGACGTCGGCGGCTCGATTCGACTCCTCTTGCACCGGACGGATCTCTGATGGCGCACCAGCGGCAGGTCATACGGCACGCGATCCGCGACCTGCTTGATGGGGCTACCGCTGCCGCTGCGCGCGTGTACGCGACGCGAGTGACGCCGTTCCGCCGCAACGAGCTGCCGGTGATATCGGTGTACACGCTCGAAGAGTCGGTGACGTCTGAGAGCGTCAACACGTTTCCCCGCGAGCTCACCCGCGAGCTGCCCGTGATCATCGAGGGATGGGTGGCGCCGGGGGATAACCCGGACGACTCGATGGACGCGCTAGCCCTGGAGATCGAGACGGCCATGCACGCTGATCCATATCTCGATGGGGAAGTAGCAGAGTCCGTACTCGATAGTACGGCCATGGAAATCCTGCAGGAGGGCGACCGGCTGACAGGTCTCGTCGTGCTCACCTATCGGATCACGTACCGCACGTTCGCCCCGGTGGCACCCACGGACCTCGACGCCTTCGAGACTGCCGGGGCTACGTACAACCTCGGCAACGAGGTGCACGAGGACGACGACGCACACGACGTTTTCGACGTCGAGGAGGATGCATGAAGCTCAACGTGAAGCCCGCCAGTCCGGCGCTCGTGGTGCGCGACCCGCACACGAAACGGGCCTTGCCGCCCGATGGCGGACTCGTCCCTGACACGAATTACTGGCGCCGTCGAATCCGTGCCGGCGATGTGTTGCGGGTGCCAGAGCGCCCCATGCGCACGCCGGCCGCACCGCCGCAGAAAGTCGAGGTGTAGCCCGTGGCTATCAGCTTCAACGAGGTTCCGAGCGCCATTCGCGTTCCGTTCGTGGCCGTCGAGATCGACGCGTCACAGGCATCACAGGGGCCCGCGTTGCTCGCCTATCGCGCGCTGCTCATCGGGCAGAAGACCGCCTCCGGCAGCGCCGCGGCTGATTCCCTGCACAAGGTGACGAACGTCGAGCAGGTTATCGGACTTTCCGGTCGCGGTTCCATCCTGCACCGCATGGCGGTTGCATGGTTCGCGAGCAACACATTCACCGAGGTCTGGCTCGGCGTACTCGATGATGACGCGGCAGGAACGGCTGCTGTTGGAACGATCACCGCCACCGGGCCGGCTACGGCGGACGGGACGATCGCCCTGTACGTGGGCGGTCAGCGCGTGACCGTGGGCGTTATCTCTGGTGATAGCGCCGATGATATCGCGACCGCGATCGCTGCCGCGCTTCCGTCCACGTCGGATTTGACCGTGACCGGCGCCGTCGATGGCGTCACAACCGAGGAGGTGGACGTCACCTTCCGGCACAAGGGTTTGGTCGGTAACAGCTTCAATATCCGTCACAGCTACCGTGACGGCGAAGAGCTCCCCGCAGGTGTCGGGCTCACCATCGTGCAGACGACAGGTGGTGCCACCAATCCGACGCTCACGGATTTGATCGCGGCCATGGGTGATTCATGGTTCCAGATCATCGCGCATCCGTATACGGACGCCACGAGCCTGACGGCTATCGAGGGAGAGCTGTCGAGCAGGTTCGGGCCGATGCGCATGATCGACGGCCTCGCGATCACGTCCGCTGCTGGCAGCCACTCGACGCTGACCACGCTCGGCGACGGGCGCAACAGCCCGCACTCCGTGATCGTGGCGCAGGCCGGTGAAACTCCGCTCACGCCGCCGATGGAGTTCGCTGCCGAGGTGGCTGCGATCGTGGCGCGCTTCGGGGCTGCGGACCCGGCGCGGCCGTTTCAGACCCTGGCCATGCGCAACGCGCTGCCGCCCGCGGAGAGCGACCTGTTCACGTTGGAGGAGCGCAACCTGCAGCTTTTCGATGGCATCGCAACGTCGCGTGTCGGGGCCGGCGATGTGGTCCAGCTCGACCGCATCATCACCACGTACCAGGAGAATGCGGCCGGCGCTGATGACACCGCGTACCTGGATGCCACCACGTTGCTCACGCTGCTGTACCTCCGATACAGCTTCCGTGTGCGCATGCAGGCGCGCTACCCGCGCCACAAGCTGGCGAACGACGGTACTCGCTTCGGCTCCGGCCAGGCCGTGATCACGCCGCTCCTGGGCAAGGCTGAGGCCGTGGGGTGGTTTCGAGAAATGGAGACCCTTGGCCTCGTCGAGGGCGCTGATCAGTTCAAGAGCGACCTCGTCGTCGAGCGCGACGCCAGCAATCCCAATCGGCTCAACTTCCTGTTGCCGCCGGATCTCATCAACCAGCTCATCGTCACGGCGGCGCAGATTCAGTTCCGCTTGTAGGAGACCGTCATGGCACAACGCAGAGGCGGAGTGATTCAACTTCAGGTCAACGGCGAGGTGTACGACGCCAAGGGGAATTTCACGTCCAACCTCGGTCTCCCTATGCGCGAGGCGATCGTTGGCGCAGATCGCGTCCATGGATACAAAGAGACGCCGCAAGTCGCTTTTATCGAGGGCGAGATCACGGACCGCAAGGATCTCGATCTGGCGACCCTGGTGACGCTGAAGGACGCGACCGTCACCCTGACTCTCGCAAACGACAAGGTGTTTGCACTCCATAATGCGTGGTTCGCCGGAGAGGGGACGGGAAACAGCGAAGAGGGCAACATCGCGGTGCGCTTCGAAGCGGAGAGCGCGGAGGAAATCTCGTGAGCGAACCGGTAACGATCAAGCTATCGAACCCGATCACCGTCGGCTCAACTACCGTCACCGAGCTCACCGTGCAGCCCTGCAAGGCCAAGTATAAGCGGAGGCTAAAGACGCCCACCGATCGCCCATTCGCGATGTTTCTGGAACTGACCGGCTACCTCACCGGGCAGACCACGCAAGTCATCGACGAGCTGGAAGGCGCGGATCTCGCCGAAGTGGAGCGGGTGGTGGCGATTTTTTTCGCCAATTCCCAGGAGACTGGGACCGAGCCCTCGGAGTCCTAGCAGAGACCTTCCATTTTCCGCCGTCGGAGCTGATGGAGATGACGGCGGACGACATAGTGTTTTGGCTCGAACAGGCTGAATGGATAGCTCAGAAGCGTGGCCGGTAAGACAGAATTTCCGCTCTCGATCGTCATCCGTGCGATCGACAAAGCAACGGCCGGCTTTCGGTCGGTGGTGCAGCGCGCCACCAAGCACGCCAAAGCAATCGAGAAGGTCGGCAAGACGCTATCCGTGAGCCTGACCGCGCCCATCGCTGCGATTGGGGCGGCCAGCGTGCGCGCTGCGACGACGTTCGAACAAGGGATGTCCAACGTCTCGACACTGATCGATACCTCCACGGAGAGCCTGGAGGAGATGGGCAAAACGGTGCTGGCCATTGGCGGGCGCACGCCGGTGGCGATCGATGACCTGACCGGCGCGTTGTACAACTTACGATCAGCCGGTATCGGTGCAGCAGACCAGATGCTACATCTGGAGCGCTCCGCTCAACTCGGCGTGGCTGGGCTCGGTACGACCGCAGAAGCGGTGGATATCGCGACAAGTTCAATCAACGCGTTTCAGCTCAAAGGCGCAGAAGCGCAACGCGTCTACGACCTCGTGTTTCGGACGGTGAAGGCTGGGAAAACAAACATCTCAGAGCTGTCCAATGGTTTTGGCGGCACGGCTGCGCTGGTGGCGGCGAGCGGCACGGAGCTCGACGAGTTTCTGGCCCTGACCGCTGCGCTTACCGGTCCGGGTCTCAAAGCCTCAGAAGCATTCACGGGTATCAAAAACGTCGTGAACGGACTCACTCGCACGACGGACAAGTCGCGCGCCGTGTTCAATAAGCTCGGGGCAAAGGATCTTCCCGACCTTGTCAAGAAGTCGGGCGGCCTTGTTCAGGCGTTGCGCCGCATCGACACCGTCATCAAGGGAAATAAGTCGGCGTGGCTGGATTTGCAGGTCGGCTCAGAGGGCCTAAACGCGATCCTCTCCGCCCTTGGGTCGCAGGGAGACGCGTTTGCGAATACCCTGGACGGCATGCGCGACAAGACGGTCGAGCTTGACGGCGCATTTGCCAAGCAAAACGCAACGATGGCGGCATCGGTTCAGCGCACGAAGAATGCGCTCACGAGCATGGGCGTATCCATTGGCACCGTCCTTGCGCCAGCCATGGAGAGCCTGGCATCGATGCTCCAGTCATTGGCCGCATGGTGGGGGTCGCTGGAGCGGTCTACTCAGAAATGGATTGTTGCCATCGGCGTTGTAGTGGCCGCCATTGGCCCTGCCCTCATCATCTTTGCAAAGGTCATCCTGGCCCTGGGGGCCATGAAGAAGGCGTTTCTTGTCGTCTTCTTTGCGATGAAGACAGCCATTTTGACCATCAAGGCGTTCAGCGTAGCGCTGTTTGCTTCTCCGATCGGGTGGGTCATTCTCGGAATCGTCGCCCTGGTGGCTGCCGGCTACCTCCTGATCACCAACTGGGACAAGGTGAAGCTGTTCCTCGTGTCCATGTGGGAGGTGGTTACGGAGGCGTTTGCCGCGTTCCTCGACTGGCTCAAGTTCGCCTTTTTCAACTTCAGCCCCCTTGGCCTCGTGATCCAGCACTGGGAGCCGATCAAAGGATTCTTCGCGGAGTTGTGGCTTGGCGTGACCGAGGTGTTTGAGGCGGCGTGGCGCATCATCGAGGACATCGTTTCCAAGATCGTGGGCGTGGTCGACACCGTGACCGGAGCAATCGATACGGTGTCCAGCGCGGTGAGCGACGTGGGAGGCGCCATCGGCTCATTCTTCGGCGGCGATGACGAAGACGCGGGCCCTGACGTGGCCGCGGGAGCCGGCGCAACGATCGGAGGCGAGCGGCTTGGTCGACTTGCAGCCGCGGGCACGAGCGCCAGCTCGGCCGCCGTCAGCGTGCAATTCGCCAATACACCGCGGGGAACGCGGGTGGAGAGCGACCGGAGAAACACGGCATCCGTTGATCTCGCGGTCGGATACCAGCTCGGAGGACTATGACCTGGCGTGATGATCTTCGGCGTGTTCAGTTCCGTGACGGCCGCATTCTGATCGGCGCGTCATTTCGCGGTGTACCTTTCTTCGTCGAGTCGGCCGAGCGCTCAGGTGGCCGGCGCACGGTCGTGCACGAGTTTCCACTCCGCGACGACCCGAGCATCGACGACATGGGACGGCGCGCTCGGACCTTCCAGGTGGAGGGCTACGTGCTGGGCGACAGCTACATCACGCAGCGCAACGCCCTGCTGTCCGCGCTCGAGGACACGGCAGGCCCTGGCGAGCTCGTGCACCCCTACTACGGCTCCGTGCGGGCGGTCTGCTCATCTCTGGCCACGCGCGAATCCATCGAGGAGGGAGGGCTTGCTCGCTTCTCGCTGGAGTTCACGGAGGCGCCGGCGATCCCATTGGTCCCCATCGAGGCACCGGATCTCGACGCTGCCGTTGATGTGGCGGCAACGGCAGCGCAGGCGGCCATCGAGGCCGAGCTCGTAGAGGACTTCGATACCACCGGACAGCCTATCTATGCCATCACCAGCTTGGCCGCCGATCTTGCCGGCGTAGCTGCAGGTCTCGACGAAGCGCTGGCACCAATAGCCGCTACGACGCAGGAGCTCGCCCGGCTGGACGTGGATATCCAGAGCCTCGTGAGCGATGCGACCACGATCGTCAGAGATCCTGCCGAGACCATGGCCGCCATGCTCGGTGTTCTCGGAAATCTCGAGGACACGATCGCCGAGAGCCCGCGCAGGTTTGTGCAGGCTCTGCTCGACGCCTACGACACCGACGCCCCCGATCTGGTCGCTGGCGACTCGGACACCCGCGCGCTCGAGCGCGACAATCAGTCCGCGCTGTCCGCTGCTCTGCGCCGGCTGCTGGTGATTGAGGCTGCGCGCGCGCTGGTCAGCGTGAGCCATGAGACGCTCGAGGACGCCATCGCGGACCGCACTGCTGTGGCAGACCGGCTGGAAGAGCAGGCGACCACGGCCGGCGATACGTCCTACCCGGCGCTCGTGGAGCTTCGTGCGGCCGTGCTGCGCGCCGTCCCAGGTGATGCCGTCCTTGCTCGCCAGGTGACGCACGAGCAGCGCACGAGCACCCCGTCGCTGCTGCTCAGCTACCGCCTGTACGGCACCGTCGAGCTGGAGGCGGACATCATCGCTCGCAATGCCGTACAGCACCCGGGGTTCCTGTCCGGGTCGCTCCTGGTGCTGACCGATGTCTGACGTCGTGCTACTCGTCAACGGGCGCCGATACGGCGGATGGAAGGGCGTCACCATCACGCGCTCCATCGAGTCGATCGCCGGCTCGTTCGAGCTCGAGGTCACCGACCGCTGGAGCGGGCAAGATGCGCCATGGGCGATCGTGGAGGAGGACGCTTGCCGCGTCGAGATCGATGGCCAGGTGGTGCTCGACGGATTCGTCGATCGGCGGCGCTTGTCGCTCGATGGCGGAGACCGTTCGATGTCCGTGTCCGGGCGCGACCGCGCGGCTGCGCTCGTGGACTGCTCGGCCATCCTCGACAGGTGGACGTTCCGTAACGTCAACATCCTTTCTCTGGCCAGCGAAATCGCCGGGCGCTTTGGCGTCGAGACATCGCTGCAGGCTGGCGTTACGCTGCCGGACAGGCCGAACAAGATCGTCATCAACCCGGGTGACAGCGCATTCCAGGCCATCGAGCGAGCTGCTCAGGTGGCCGGCGTAATCGTGGTGAGCGACGGCGCCGGCGGCATCGTGCTCACACGCTCGGGGACTGGCCGCGCCGCGCCGCTGATGCTCGGCGACAACGTTCTCTCCGCATCCGTTGAGTACGACTTCACCGAGCGCTTTTCGCGCTACGTGGTCTCGACCCAAGCAGCCGGCACCGATACCGCATCTGCTGCAGCGACACGCATCCGGTCGGATGCGCGCGACGAGGAGGTACGTCGTACCGATCGCGTGCTCATGGTGCGGCCCGAGAGCGGCGTCACGGTGGCCGATGCGCGCCGTCTGGCCGACTGGGAAGCGCGCATTCGCGCGGCAAGGTCGGAGACCGTCAACATCGCCGTGCAAGGTTGGCAGCAGCCAAGTGGTGCGCTATGGCCGATCAACGCCATCGCCAACGTGAGCGCTAAAGCTATCGGTGTTGACGGCGACATGCTCATCAGCCAAGCGACATACGCCCTTGTCGAAGGTGGCGAGACCACGCTGATGCGACTCGTACGCCCCGACGCGTTCACGCCGGAACCGCGCGCTGTGGTGCGCAAGAGTACCGGTGCCGGCGGCTCCACCGACTGGTGGAAGAATCTGGACTGACGCCATGGATCGCCACCTACTCCAGCAATTGCGACACCTGCTGCGCCCGCTCAAGACGCGCATCGCCAACGCCATTGCGCGCGCCGTGGTCAACGTGGTGAGCGACGACGGCAAGCTGCAGGTCGTGCAGCTCGGCCTGCTCGAAGGTGAGGTGCGCGACGACTGCGAGCGCTTCCAGGAATATGGCTTCACCAGCGTTCCATTGCCCGGCGCTGAGGCCGTCGTGGTCTTCCCCGGTGGCGACCGCGGTCACCCGCTGGTCGTGGCTGTGGATGACCGTCGACACCGTCTTGTGGGCCTGGAGCCCGGCGAGGTGGCCATCTACCACAAGGACGGCGCCAAGTTTTTTCTCAAGGACGGGGGCGACATCGAGATCGTTCCGGGCGATGGCGGAGATGTGCGTATCGGCAGCTCCAGCGCTTCCGATCCAGTTGCCCTCAAGAGCGACCTGCAGGCTGTATATGACGCGATCAATGGAGCGGAGTTTCTTGCCCAGGATGGCGGTGCAAAGCTCCAGGAATCGATCCTATCCGCGCTGGATGCCGCCGGTTTTCCGGCGGCTGCGCAGAAGGTCAAGGCCGAGTAATGGCTGACATCGCACTGCAATGGGATCTCGACGCCGGCGGCGCCGATCTATACCTGGAAGACGACGACCTCGCGAGCGACGAAGGCTTGCGCACCGCCGTTCTGCTCTCGCTGTTCACCGACCGGCGCGCCGACGAGGCGGACGTTCTGCCGGGCGAAGACGACGATCGGCGCGGATGGTGGGCGGACGAGTTCGCAGCCGTCGAGGGCGACCTCTTCGGCTCGCGACTCTGGCTGCTCGACCGCGGCAAGATCCTCTCGGACACCGCGGCGCGCGCGAAGTCGTTCGCAGAGGAGGCGCTGGCGTGGCTCATCGAGGATCGCGTGGCCAGCGCCCTGGATGTGCAGGTTATCATCGATGGCCACGTCCTGAGCATGGTCGTCGTAATCACCAGGCCAACCGGCGACGAGGCCACGTATCGATTTTCCCACGTCTGGGAAGGAGAGGCAGCGAATGCCGTTTGACAGACCTACTTTGACCGCGCTCATCACGCGTGTACGGGGTGACTTCCGCGGGCGCCTTGGCATTGCCGGCGCGCTTGTGCGCAGGGCCATGGCCGATGTCCTCGCCAACGTATGGGCCGGCGCGGTGCACATGCTCCACGGCCACCTGTCGTGGCTGGCGCTGCAGCTCTTCGCGGACACGGCCGAGCGGGAATACCTCCTGCGGTATGCGGCCAACTACGGCATCACGCCCATTCCCGCGACGTTCGCGTCTGGCACGGTCGGGGCCACTGGCACGGACACGAGCGTCATCCCGGTGGATACGGTGCTCGTGCGCGACGACGGCGTTACCTACGTCGTGACGGTGGAGGCGACGATCACAGGCGGCGTGGCCAGCGTATCCATCGAGGCCGTGGAGGCTGGCGCAGACGGAAACCTCGACACCGGCGAGACGCTCACCTTCGAGTCGCCGATCGCCGGCGTGGACTCGGATACGACCGTGGAGAGCCCGGGCATCGCCGGCGGCGTGGACGAAGAGGATACCGAGGGCACGCGCGCGCGCCTGCTGCTGCGCCTTCGCGAGCCACCAACAGGCGGTTCTGACCAGGACTACGAGGGATGGGCACTCGAAGTCGCGGGCGTCACCCGGGCCTGGGTCTACCCGCACGAGAATGGCCTGGGCACAGTCACGGTTCGCTTCGTGCGCGATGACGAGGATCCTATCTTCCCGGACGCGGGCGAGGTTACAGCGGTGCAGGACTACCTGGATTCGCAGCGACCCGTCACCGCAGAGGTGACCGCGGCTGCTCCTACCCAGCTCGATGTGGACTTCACCATCGAGCTCACGCCCGATACCAGCACGGTGCGCGATGCCGTCGAGGCCGAGCTCGTGGACCTGCTCTTTCGCGTGGCCGAGCCGGGCGACGTGGATGGTCGCGGCACGGTGAAGCTATCGCAGATCCAGGTAGCGATCGGTGTGGCCACGGGCGTCGAGGATTTCGTCGTCACCGTTCCGGCGGCTGACGTGGTGCCGGACATCGGCGAGCTTGCTGTATTGGGGACGATCACATGGGTGTGATGACGATCGACGCAGAGGCGTATGCGCGCATGCTCAAGCTGCTGCTGCCGCCCGGGCGCATCTGGCGCACCGACCCAGACAGCAAGCTCTCTGCGGTCATGCTGGCGAGCGGCGACGAGCTGGCGCGCGTGAGCGTGCGCGCGAAGGCCCTGGTCGAGGAGGCGGACCCGAGCACCGCAACGGAGCTACTCGCCGAGTACGAGAGCATGCTCGACCTTTCCTCGGATGGCACCGATGCCGAGCGGCGCGCGCGCATCGTGGCGCTATTGGTGCGCCGGCAACGGGTGCGACCCGTCGATTACCAGCAGGCGCTCGCGCTCATCCTCGGCCAAGACGCGGCCGATGTGGTGGTCATTGAGCGCGGCCGAGCGTTTGCCATCGCCGTCGATGACGACCAAGAGATCTACCGATTCTTCATCTACCGCGATCCCAACGAGGCCGGCAGCTACTCGATCGAGGACGCGCAGGCAATCATCGACCGGATGCAGCAGTCGCACACCCAGGGCCACGCGATCGAGAGCATCGACTTTCTGTGCGATGATCCGTTCAGCCTGTGCGATCGCGACCTGCTTGGCGGTGACACGATGCTTGAGGTGCTCACCACTGAGATCGGGACAGCGCCGTCCCGGCTGTGGCTGGGCACGCCAGGGGATCATGCGGGCCTGGCAGTGCTCGTAGCCGACGGCAGCGCCAGCTACGGCGCGTGCACGACGCATCTTGCGCCCTGGGGTGATATGGCCCTGCGCGTCACCGCTGGCTCCACGGACACGTGGACGGCACCGATCGCGACCATCTGCGACATGGACGGCACCGAGGCCGTTTGCGTGATCGTAGCCGGCTACATCTCAGCCTATGCCGCGGGGGCGATCACAACCCTGATTGGCAAGCGCGACGAGGCCGCCGACTTCGGCGGGTGGGAACTGGCCATCGGCACAACCGGCAACCTGCTTGCGCGCATCGACGCGGGCGCCCCGCCGGTGACCGATGTCAACCTTGCTGCAACGAACACGGCCCCGGGATGGCACGTTTGGATCGTGCGCTACGACCCGGATACGGAGCTCTGGGAACTGGCGACCGAGCTTGGCGACACGAGCACCGCATTTAGCGGCAGCGCGACGAGCACGGTCCCTGTTGGCATGGGCGCCTATCGCAGCGTGGACTGCCCAGCGTGGGAAATGACGCTGCTCGCGGAGGTGCGCGGCGCGGCGGCAGCGGCGCTCGACATCGTCACGCTTGCCACTGACTTGCACACGTTCATCACCACATGAGGAGGGCTTATGGCATTCGACATCAACTGGCGCACAGACGGCGCAAGCTTCCCGCTGCTGGCGGTCGAGGACGTGACCGACGCAGTGGTCGTGCTCGACGGCACCGCCACGCTCGCCGCTGACACCGTCTATCGCTGCCCGATGCCGATCAAGGCAAACGCGGGCCTGAGCCTGCAGTGGCAGCAGACGGCGGCCGGCACGGGTTCGATCGCATCGCACAGCTTCCTGATCACGAACACGAACGACATCGACACTGACGACCTGGACCGTGCGGATATCTGGTCTGACGTGAGCGACGCATATGCGTTCACGGCCCTCCCCGCTGGCACGGGCGCGGACTCCGAGCACTACCCGATCGCTGGCATCCAGGGGTGCGCGATGCAGCTCGAGCTCACAGTCGGTGGCGCGCCGTGCACCGGCGTGGCCATCCTGGTGCAGGTGCGCTGATGGGGGCGATGTTCGGCGGACACGGCTCGATCATGATCGGTGGACACGGCGGGCTCCAACCGCGCGTGGTCGCGCTCGAAGGGGAGTCGGTGATCCAGGCTGCTGCCATCGAGGTACTGGAGCGCGGCGCGGTAGGCTTCTCGTTATTTCGTGTAGACCCCGCTACCTTAGTGGTCCCGACAGGAGCCGATTTCACGCTGTACCCATTCACCGGGGCTCTCGACACCAAGGAGCCGCCGGATACGGGAATTTGGGAGATCACCGGTAACGGCACGATCAACGGCAGCAACGACGTAGCAAGCCGATACATCGTCGGCGTGAGCATCGACTACCACGATGATGCGTCGGTGAATACCCTCTGGCATTTCGCATTCGTGCGCGGTAAGGACCTGCACACGGGTACGCCGACATTCACAGACGACCGCGTGACGTGTCCCGGGCGAACGAATGTGGCCGGTTTAGCTGAGCCGGACGGGCGCGCGATGACGGCGCAATTCCGGCATCCGGCGAGTGGCGATCTGACGGAGTATGGCTTGATGGCCATGCACGATCAGCCGGGGAATATCACTTTCATCCCCGACAATATCACGATCACGTACACGTCCATTGGGCCTGGCACGGTCTAGGAGGTTGCGATGCTGAAGTCTATCACCATCATTGCTGCGATTGGCCTCGACCACCAACTCGTAACCACGCTGCTCCAGCGCGTGCAGGTGTTGTACGACGCGGTGGCGCTGAGCAAGATCGAGTTCAAGCAATCCCCTGGCGACCCGAGCGCTTTCGATTACGAGATCGTCGCGCTCGACGGGCGCATCTGGAAACAGATCGTCACCTTCGCCTCGTGGCCCACGGTGGACATCGATCCGCCGATGACCTTCGACGTGCCGGAGGGATGGCGCCGGGTCGCCGAGTTTCAGTACCACCGCGACCTCCGCACGCATCTCATCGCGATGGTGAATAACGCCGCGATGACCAACCTCGAAATCACCTGGAGCTGAAGATGGCACTACCATTCGACCATTCGACCCGTAATAGAGAGTCTTGACACGGCTTATCCAGATCCGTAGAAGCAAGCTAATGCTTCGCTACATCGTCGTCTTTCACCTTGTCTCGTTCACCGCCTGCTACTACACGCCCGGTGCACCGAAAATATCGGTGGATGCCGGGCCAACCTTCGAGGAGTGCAAAATGGCTTCTGGAAATCTACCGTTTTCGCGCAATACCGTTTACGCCGCCGGCTCGCAGGTCCAGAGCGTGGACCTCAACGAGATGCAGGACGTTGACATCGCCAACATCGGCGACCTGATCCTCGGGCTCGGCGGCTCCTCCGGTGCACCCTACACCACGCTGGCGGATCTCATCCAACAGGGGACCTTCACGCCAGTGTTCAACGCCTCCCCCAGCCCGGCCTTTGACTATGACACCGCGGAGGGCTGCTATCAGCGTATCGGCGACGTGGTCTCCGGTGTGGTCAAGATGACGTGGGAGAACACCGATGCGACCTTTGACGCCACCGAGCTGGAGATCGTACCGCCCTACGAGCCCGCCGCATCCGAGATCCTGTTCAACGGATCCATCAACTACAGCACGAGCAATTTCGACACTCAATCATCCGAGTTCACTACGGGATCGCCGGTGATGGAATCGGGCATGATCAAGATTCGCGGGCGCAATACCACGCTGAACTCGACCGGTACCGTCCTGCTCTATGGTGGCGGTCCCCGGTCTGTCACATTCAGCTACATGTATCGGACCAACGGGGTGTACAGCTACTAGCACCCATGCACGCCGTGCATTCGACACGGCACGGCGATTTTCGCCTTGCCCCTTTTCCTCCCCGGGGTAGCCTGGACATGCACCCTGCGCGGCCCCATTGAAGCAATCCTCCTTTGTGGCGGTCTCCCATGCCCCCACCCCTCCGCGCAGGGTGCTCTCCGTGATGCCGTAAGGCGTTTCCTGGCGTGACACAACATCGCCACAGGTGAGCGCGGGCGCACGGTTACTGGTTCCGGGAACCGCGGGAACCGGGAACCATGGGCGGTGGCCCGCGGTGTGCACTACCGCTCGGTCATGCCAATCAAGCTCGGTCTCCTACTGCTCGCGATCGCAGCCGCATGCTCGAACGGCGGCTACCTCAAGACCTCGCGCTACAGCGGCACGAGCATCACGCCCGACTACTTCCGATTCGCAACGATCGTAGAGGCAGGCGACGAGCCGCACTTCGGTGGTGGCTGGCGTGCGGTGTGCATCAGTGCCAGCGTGAGCCAAGGCGTGCACGATTATCGTACAGGCACAGAACGGCGCGGTGGACAGCGACGATGCGAAGTGGAGTTCGGGGCGCCCATCCTCCTGGCGACCGGCGAGACGCTCTCCCTGCGCGACACGCAACGCGCCGCGGCCGACTCCGCGAACGAGGCCGCGCGCTCGGTGATCACGACCACGAGGCGGGTGACAGCGGCGACGTGCGAGCGGATACGACGCCAGGCGGACAGGCTGTTTCGTCGGCGCATCCCCGGCGCGCGCGCCTCCTCGTGCCAGGGATTCCGGGGCATGGACGTGCCGATGGTGCGTTGGCCATGACCACCGAGGAATTGATCGCGCTTGCCCAGCGCTACCACCCACATCCCGGCCCAGCATCGCGGTACCGCGATGACCTCGACTACGCACGAGCGCTCAGGGAGGCGCCGGAGACGCTGGCCAGGGACGAGATACGCGCCCAAGCGATGGAGCGCGAGACCTCGTGGATCGACCTCGTACTGCACCTGCGCTCCCATTGCCCGCCTGGATGGAAGGCGTGGGGTAATACCCTCTGGCGCCACGATCACGCCTACGGTGCAGTCGTATTCCGGGTTGAAAGCAACCTCATGATCTCGGTGAAGGCGTTCGAGAGCATCTTTGCCCCGGTGTACCTTCTCGTCGAGCACCGCGTCGTGCGTGACGTTGATGGTGATCGCACCCTCGTCGAGCTCCACGAGCCCGTGGAGCATACCGCGGTCGCCTGGGCGTTGGTGCGTGCAGCCTTGGAGCGGCGGGGTGTGGAGCGCATCGACCCGGCTGTCGCCCGCATGCGCGTCCCGGGTATCGTGAGCACATCGGGCGGATTCGACCCGGGCGAGATGACGCTTGCCGATGCTTTGTTCACCGTGCGCCTGCGCGACTGTTGAGCACCGGCGCACGAGGGCTTTGCATTTCTCGGCGTCATGTGATCCGCGTCGTGGGCACAACCACGATAGGAGACAGGCATGCTCGACGAGATACTCACGCTTCTTTCCGCCGGCGCCTACTGGCCGGCCCTGGCCGCGGCGCTGCTGCTGGCCACCTACGCGGTGCGCAAGCTGGGCGCCGACGCGCGCCTCGCCCGCTGGCTACGACCCTGGATCCCGATCGGCCTGAGCGCGGCCGCGTTCGTGGTCGCGTGGCTCACCGGCGCCGCGGGCGTGGCCGAGGCCGCCGCCCAGAGCCTGGCCGCTGCCGTCTCGGCCATCGCCGGGCACGACACCGCGCAGGCCCTGCTCGCCCTCGCTCGCGCGCTCCTGGGGCGCACCGCTGGCGCTGACCGCGACAACGCTCTGCCGACCGTGGACGGCACCGAGCTCCCGGGGCTCCCCCGGGGACGTAGCCTGATGCAACGCACGGCCCTGGCCCGGGCGCTCACCGGACCGCTGGCGGCCGTGCTCTTGCCGCTGGCACCCTTGCCCGCCCTGATGCTCTCCGGCTGCATCACGCCCCGCTCAGCGCCGCTGGAGCCACGCCCT